GTCCATGCAGCGGATGTAATCTTTACCTGATGATCTGTTGCTGTCAGCGTCATGTAGCAGTGTGAGGCAGGCCAGAGCCTCTACCAACACCGATAAAGGAATGCTTTTCATGTCGTCCTCCGTTGTTTGTTCTGCTCCCAGAGCGTTTCCTCTTGTTGCTTAATCTTGTCCTGCTGGACAGCATCGGCACATTGGCAAAGCAGTTCTGAAATTGCATTCCTGCACCTTTCGCTCAGTGCGTGCTCGTTGCTGTCGATGACCGAGATCAGGCAGTTGAAAAAACTCATTACTTCATCGTGGTCGCCGTGCCACTGGCGCAGATCGCGCAGCAGGGCGCTGGTGTTTGTTCGTTTCAATTCGTTCTCCGGTAGTAGTTTTCGAGCTATCACATCTAAAAACATCGGTGCTAGCACCTGGGCCATCGTCTGCATCCGTCTGATTTACACCGGGATCGCTGGTGTATGGCCTTGTCGCTTTGAAGTGATGATTGAATGTAATCCAGTTTTTATTTTCCGTTTATAGGGTTTCCCCTATGTTTGGAAAATATATTTTGCTTTAAAGTTGGGGCATGAAAACTCAAAACAATTACAACCAGGCCGAGCTTCAAAGCGCCACCGCAGCGCGGCAGCTATGCAGGGCGCACGCTCATTTTTATGCTGATAGGCAAGACACCGACGTTGCAACTTTTGCAGCTTTGCACCTGGCCTTAGAAGATGAGGCCGCTCAGCAGGGAATAAGGTTTCGGCTGGTTTTTGGGATTGAAGAATGATCGACAACCCAGTGACGATAGGCGATGCCACGCTGATGCAAGTTGATTGCATGGAGTACATGGCAACGCTACCGGACAAGCACTTTGAGCTGGCGATTGTTGACCCGCCTTATGGGATAGCGCACTTTACGCAATCAGACAGGGTTGATAAATATGGAAAATATGACTGGAACGAAACCGTACCGAACGAGTTGTATTTCAAAGAACTACAGAGGGTAAGTAAGGAAAGGATTATTTGGGGTGCGAATTATTACAACTGTTTTGAAAATGGCAAAGCAGCCATAGTTTGGGATAAAGAAAACCCGCACCCATCAATGAGTCGGTGCGAAATTGCGTCTGTATCATGGGGGAAAAGAGTGAATTATTACAAATTAGCTCACTACGGTTTTGTTGGGATACATGACGATTTTCACCCGTGCGGAAAACCCGTAAAGCTCTACGAATGGCTGCTAAAAAACTACGCCAAGCCCGGCGACCGTATCCTCGACACCCACCTCGGCTCATGCTCAAGCGTCATTGCTTGCCTAAACATGGGCTATGAAATAACAGGCTGCGAGCTTGACCCGGACTACTTCGCCGCTGGTGTTGAGCGGGTAAGGAACTCGCAACGGCAGGAAACGCTATTCACACCCGCCCAACCCAAGCAAGATCAACTCACACTGGAGACACCATGAACCATCAAGACGTTATCCAAACCGCCAGACGGCTGTGCGTTGACATAAAAGGCTGCCCAGACGCAGAGGACGAGGACACTGATGGTTATGGATACGGCAGCATCGACATTGCTGAAATCCTGTCAGCCGAGGTTTTGAGGTTACGGGCATTGATTCAAAAGGAGCAACCATGAACCCACTGACAAACTTGAGCCAAATCGCTATGGACTTCTTTGTTTACCCTGCATTCCCCGTCCATGCTAGAGCAAGGGCAACTGACCCCGGCACCAGCATAGACGCAGCAATCAACGCCGAGAAGTTTGCTAAGAGCCACGCAGGGCGCATCATGGCGGTGTTGGCGCAACAAGGCCCGTCTAGCGCGTCTAAGCTGGCGCTATTCACCGGGCTTACGGTTGTCCAGATAGACCGCAGGATGAAGGAAATCCAAGTTAAGGGCCTTGCACAGCCAACAGGCGAGGTGCGTGATGGTTGCCGGGTGTGGGCGGCTGTAAGCCATCATTGATTTATGGAACACTTAAATTACAGCAGACAACTGGTTCGGCATTGCCTTATTGGGTTAGATACGCCCAATTTACACGCCGAGCAGAGATTGAAATTATCAAGCGTTATTGATCTACATGGAGCATCTACTAAATTTATTTTACCGAATGGCGGGCGGCTATTTGATGACAAGGAACTGCGTTCATTGGATGAGTCTGTGCCGTTACGGTTGCCATACCCTTTTATTGCATTGGAATACCACTCAAGCGGTATAGAACGCGAAGTCAATGATCCTGTTGGATGGGTTGATGGTGAACCACAATTTGAAAATTATGGCTCTATATCTGCTCCAAAGCGCGTTGTTTATGCCAGAGAGCGCGATGGCTGGATTGTGGTGACTATTGCATTTTGGACGCAGTGCGATGGAAATTGGCGCATTCTCCCAGAGTGCGCTATACCAATTATTAACTATCTCAATAGGAAACAAATATCACCAAGCGGTAGGCCGGGTATCTTGACCGCCTTTCAGCAAGAAGGAGTGCCGAAGTCTGACTACATGGACGAGATCGGTTCTCTCCTATGCTTTTTGAACATATTGCAATGTTCTAACGTCCATATCGAGCGCAGCGAACCGAAGAAAGTCGGTCAAAAAATCAAGGCCGCACTACCTTTCGATACTTACCATATTCTAACGATTGGTTCAAATATAGTCGGTTGTTCTGGCGCAACGGGTGGGCATAGAAGCCCGAGAGAGCACTTGCGCCGGGGTCATATTCGTCGCTTGGCAGACGGCAGACGTATTTGGGTAAACTCATCTGTGATTTCTGCTGGGCGTGGCGCTGGTGTGATCTCAAAAGATTACGCTATCGCTGTAAGCCAGCATTGAAAATAAATGTTGCAACAATCTAAAATTAGGCGCACACTACAAATTCACCGGCCCTGACGAGCCAATTGACGTAAAGAACTCAATGACTTTTTTCGTAAGCATCGCACTCAAGTACCCATCAAAGGCGGCTAGCCATCTTTGCGTCGGGAATCGTCAGCTTGTGTGCGGTGCTTTTCAAAGGGGTTATCCATGAGCTATCGCATCAAGGGCTGGACTAAGTTTCAGCACTTCAAAGACCGCAAACCTCCTTGGGTAAAACTGTACCGAGAACTGCTGGATGACCTTGAATGGCATGAGCTTGATGGCAAGTCAGCAAAGGTTTTAGTCATGTTATGGCTTATAGCTTCTGAGTATGACGGAAACCTTCCTAATGCCAAAACACTGTCTTTCAGGCTCAGAATGACTGAAAAAGAGGTTATCAGTAGCTGTATCAATCTGTCTCACTGGCTGGAGCAAGTCGATATCAATACGATATCATCAGGATATCAGGAGACACGTGTAGAGACAGAGACAGAGACAGAGAAAGAGACAGAGACAGATTCTTTGTCCTCTACGCGGACTCCTAGCCAGCAGCTCTTATCTGTTTTCCATGAAAAATGTGGACTTCTACCAAAAGTGTCGATTTTCTCTGATAAACGAAAAGGGACGTTAAAGAGCCGATTCAACGAAGTGATGAAAACCGAGAAGTGGGAACCTGAGCAAACAATCGCCTGGTTTGGCGACTTTTACGAAAGTGTGAACGCCAGCAAGTTTCTGACAGGCCGATCAGCGCCTAGTCGTGATGGGCGGTCATTCAGGGCAGATTGGGACTGGGTGCATAACCCTGTCAACTTTGTAAAAATCATTGAAGGGAAATACGGCAATGGCCTATGAACTAAGTAAACCAAAGATTGAGGACAAGTCCCAAAGCCTAGACTGCCGAGCCAGTGGTTGTCCGCTACGTTGGAGCGTCAGCACCGAAGGGCGGCATCAGCTTTGCAGCTATCACGCCTGGACTGAGCCGAATCAGTGGCCTGAGATCACACAGCGGTTGCAAATGGACGGGCCGTGGCTGCTGACAACAAAACGGGCAAAGGTAGCAGCATGAACTACTGGTCGGCTCAAGATTTGCTAGACGCTCGCCGTGAAGGTGCAGACATGCCACAGCACGTCATCTTAAAAGCACTTACATTGACCGGCGATATAGAAGCCGACAGCCTGCAAGAGCTAATCGAGTCAGAGAGCCATGAATAATTGCGGCACTTGCAAGAACACAAAACCCGGACAACTCACGCGCCAAGGGTTTCAGGAGTGTCGGCTGCAAACAAAATTTGAGTTTTACCCGTCCCGTCACAGTTGCGACCAATGGCAAGCAAAACCACAAGCACCAGCACCAGACAAGCCAAGCACAGCGGCGCGGGATGAGTTTATTGAAAAGCGCAATGCACAGAGGGCGGCGATATGAAACCCTGCGAAGTGTGTGGCAAGGAGTTTATTGAGTCACGCCTCGGCCAAAAAGTCTGCGGCTGGAAGTGTGCCGAGAAAGTGCCAAAGATTGCACGAAAAGCTGTAAAGGTAGCCAAGCAGGTCGAGCGTGCTGCGGACAAGGTGCTGGGCGAGAAGCAAAAGAAACTACCAAAACTCAAAAGCGAGGCGCAAGTGCCATTTAACGCCTACTGCAAGGAACGAGATAGGCAGGCCGGGTATCCGTGCATATCAAGCGGCAAGGCGCTGGACTGGTCGGGCAATAGGACGGATGCCGGTCACTATCGATCCGTTGGTGCAGCGCAGCATTTAAGATACAACGAGGATAACTGCCACGCCCAATCTAAACACGATAACCGATGGCTGGCAGGTAACGCCGTGGACTATCGGCTTGGCCTGATAGCCAGAATCGGACTTGAGCGCGTCGAGGCGCTGGAAAACGACAACGTACCGCATAAGTGGACGCGAGAGGACTTGACTTTTATCAAGGCGCTTTATATCAGGAAACTTAAAGACCTAAAGGCGGCATTGTGAAGCAGACGTTCATCCTCGCCCACCCTGAGGCACGTAGAAGGGCTATCCAGGCCGTGCAGGAGGCCGCTGAGGGCTTTGTTATTGAAGTTAGGGAGCCTACCCGCTCCAAAGACGCAAACGCTGCTATGTGGCCTATTTTGGACGCATTTAGTAAACAATTGGATTGGCCGGTCAACGGTGCGATGACGAAACTATCCTCGGACGAATGGAAAAACATCCTGAGCGCGGCTTTTGACCGTGAGACCGTCAGGGTGGCGATGGGGCTGGATGGGGGAATGGTGATGCTAGGGCGCAGGACTTCAGAGATGAGCAAAGCCAAGTTTTCAGAGTTTTTAGAGTTCCTGCACGCTACAGCCGTAGCTAAGAGTGTTGTTGTTTATGCACACCCGAAAATAAATTGAACTTTTCTCAAAACTGTGTTATCCTATAGTTGTCAAGTGTTGCCGCACTAATGAAGCCTTAATTTTGGGCCTTTCACGCGGCAACGTGGAGGGCTTCAAAGTTAAGGCTTTTTTGCTTTCAGGCCGCTGTGGGACGACTGTGCAGCGGTATCACACCAGCAACAGGGTCATGCTGGTTGACGGGTTTTAGCGTAATCGAATCGCCCGACAGGGGCTATCCAGAATAGCCGAAGGATTCGAAGTAGAGCGTTTGGATCGACTCTACCGATGCACCGATGCTATGGCTCCGGGAAGCAGAGAAGCAAGAAAATCTGTAACAGGGTTAGCTTGCCTTCGCCCTCAACTATCCACCAAGAAGCATAATTAGGGAATTATTCAATCCTGATACACTCCAATTAGCAATAAGCAGTTGCTTTTACGGTAAAACTCTAGTAATCTACGGTTTTACCTCTTTTTTTGGAGTAAATCTTGCACAAGTACGCTGAAACATCGGCTAATGATGCTTTTACGCTAATGTTGCGTTGCACCAATGTTGACAAATCTACACTAGAAGTAGGTACAAATGGTCGCCGGTAAGAAGAAGGGTTCGCCCAAAACAGGTGGTAGGGTGGCTGGACAGCCCAACAAGGCCACTTCGGACGCTCGTGCATCCATAGCACTGTTTGTTGATGGAAACGCGCACAGGCTCAATGGCTGGCTCGATATGGTCGCCAACGGTACTGATGATGTAAAGCCCAACCCAGTCAAAGCCTTTGAGATGTTCCAAAGCCTGGTTGAGTACCATGTACCGAAATTAGCAAGGGCTGAAGTCTCAGGCCCAGACGGTGGTGCAATCAAGCTAGAGAACGTCACCATCACAATCATCGATCCCTTGAGGATTGGCAATGATTAGCGCAAAAGTCCCGCGCAAACTAGCCTGCTTGCTCAAACCAGCAAGGTACAAGGGTGCGTATGGTGGAAGGGGTGGGGCCAAGTCTCACTTCTTTGCCGAACAGCTAATCATCAAGTGCTACCAGAAGGAAACTAGGGCCGTTTGTATCCGTGAAGTGCAGAACTCAATCAAAGACTCAGTTCGCCAACTCTTGATGGACAAGGTAAGTCAATTCGGCATGGGCCACCTGTTTACAGCCGTGGATAACGAGATCAGAGGCACAAACGGCAGCTTGATCATCTTCCGGGGTATGCAGAGCTTCAACGCAGCCAACATCAAATCGCTGGAAAACTACCAAGTCGCATGGGTAGAGGAGGCCCAGACCCTTAGTCAACACAGCCTAGACCTACTACGCCCGACCATCCGGGCGCTCGACTCTGAGTTGTGGTTTAGCTGGAATCCACGGTTCAAGACCGACCCAGTGGACAAGTTCTTCAGGAAAACCCCACCACCAGATGCCGTATCAACACTAATCAACTGGCGGGATAACCCGTGGTTTCCAGATGTTCTTAGAAGTGAGATGACGCACGACTTCATCGTTGACCAGGACAAGGCAGATCATATCTGGAACGGTGCTTACGGTGGAACGCAAGGAGCAATCCTGTCCCGCTGGGTGAACAAGGCCGAGCGTGATGGACGCATCGGATCAGTCGAGTTCGACCCTAACGGCGCAGGGATAGACATAAGCTGCGACATCGGTTTCAGGGACACGGCATCATTCTGGTACTGGCAACGGTGTTTGGGTGGGTACAGGGTTCTTAAATATGACGGTGCTTCTGGAATGGATGCGCCCGAGTGGATCGAGCGGATACAAGGCAACCTGCGGAAAATGGGCTTGAGTAAGCTACTCAATAAGGTATGGCTACCCCATGATTCAAGGGCCAAGACCTTCCAAAGCAAATATACAAGCATGGAGCAGTTCCTAACTGCCTTCGGCGCATCTCATGTCGATGTTGTCCCAATCTCCAAGAAGTCCGACCAGATCAACGCAGCCAGAGAGGTCATTGACCAGTGTGAGTTTGACCGTATCCAGTGTGAGACAGGTCTAGATGGACTACTAGCCTGGGAGTTCGAATACAGCGAGGATAACAACGTCTACAGCCGAGAACCAAAGCATAACTGGGCAAGCCACCCAAGCGATGCGTTTGCTTACGGCTGCCAAGTAATGCAGAAGCACAAACTGCCAGTGCCGGGAATCGAGACCAAAACCCTGATCGTCGGGCCTGCGAATGAAGTGACAATGGACGATATGTGGGCTATCCACAAAACAAACCAAAGGAGTGCCAGAATATGAACGCTGTATCTTATTGGCCTAATCATGGCTGATCCTAGCCAACTAGCGGCGGCGCTCCGCTACCAAGAGGATAGGATCAGTCCTACACCTCGGAATAAGCTATTGGGCATGGTAGCTGATGCTATGCAAGGTGTGGGCGATTGGGCAACATCTCCAGAACGCGGAGGGCCAAGGGCAGGTTTTAATAAAGCTATTGCTGACGTGCTGGGCCTGCCGGGTACGCAAAGAACCATCGATGCACTGTCCTATGGCCATCCGTTAGGCAAGGCAGGTTCAGGCGGTATGTGGCAACCTAAGTCAGACACGGTTGATGCTGTTTTTAATGCAATACCGTTAACTGGGCTGGCAAGCAAAGGCGCAAAGACAGTGGGCCAAACTTTAGCGCCAACAGCCAAGGAGATGGCGCGTGTAGCCATTGAGAAGCGGCTTGTCGATATTGGTGGGATACAACCCGCTACCGTCTGGCAAGGCTCGCCGCACCGCTTTGCACCTACGGCAAAGAATCCGCTAGGCGAGTTTGACGCGACGAAGATCGGCACTGGCGAGGGTGCGCAGGCTTATGGGCATGGTCATTATCTGGCTGATGCGCCTGAGGTGGCTAAGTCGTACGCTGGGCTATTTAACGGTCGCGTTACAAAAACCGTTTCATTGCCAACAGCCGACGGCGTTCGAGTTCCTGGCACATATAACAGAATGGTGGCGGCTGATGTAGCGACACAGCATAAAGGGAATGTGCAGGCG